TGCGAACGCCTTTGCCACGGTGCGTGACTGACATGGGGGCTGGCTTGCCAATCCTGCCGTGAGCCACAGAGCCGCCCGACTTTCCTGCCGGGGTGCGCATGAACGAACCCAAGCCAGCCAGCAGGCTTGCAATTTGAGCCAGTGGGCTTGTAGAGTATGCGCCCGCCTCTGGGCCTGTCTTTTGTTGAACAGTACCAGTGGGAATCTGATAGCCCTGCAAGAGTTTTGAGAACGCCTGCGTCTGAGCCATTGGGTAGTCCAGCATCTTCTGGCCGAGTGCCTGCTCTTGTGCGCCATAGTCAAACATGGTCTTAAGGCCACCAGTGCCGAGTTGCTGTTGCTCTTGGCCCAACTGAGTGAACGCCTGACCAGACGACAGCGCACGCTGTAGATCAGTCTGAGCGGCTTTCGTTGCCTCGCCATAACCAGACTGAAGAGCCTGCATCTGTTTGCCAATCAAATCAGATTGCAAGTCACGCATCACGTTTCCAGTGATCTGCTGTTGACGACGTGAGCCAAACTGGCCTGTGCCGATGGCCGCGCCACCAAGGTTCGGCAGAATGTTTTCGCGGATGTTGCGCTGTTGCAAGCGACCCATCTCGCCCACCACCGCGCTGGTGTATGGGTTCATGTAGTCGGCCACAACGTCAGGCGCAGTGGTGGCACCAGCCTCGCCCAACAACTGCGATGCGGCACCCAAACTACCTTGACCCGCAAACGCGATGTCAGGAGCCATTTGCAGGGCTTGCTGTTGCAATGGCGAGAAGCCAGCAATACCGCCCTGCTGGACGGCGTTCTGACCCAAGTTGGCAATGTCTTGAAGGTAGTTGGTGTAGAACTCTGGCGCGGTCTGTTGCGACTCGGTCGTCGTTACTACATCGGGTAGCGGGTCACCCTGAAAAAGTCCAGCCATGTTATTTTCCTTTCAAGTATGAGGTCAGCGCTTTGGTCTTTGGTGGAATCTTGTTCACCGGAGCAGAGCGTTTGTGTGAGCGGATGTTTTCGCGGAACTTGTCAAGCGCTTGAGCGCCAGCCTTTGTTGAGCCATTCCCAATTTGCGCAACGGTCTCAGCGTCGATCACATACTCACCGTCAGCCAACATGGCTGGGATGTCATCCGATTGACCATCGCCGGGGCCATGAACGGAAGCCCCTTTGCGGAAGTCCAAGCGGCCCTCAGCAAATGGCACAGTGGATAGCGCAGGCAAGCCGCCTTTGCGCATCTCCTGAACCATTGGGTTCTCTTCCGGCATTTCTTCGGTCTCCTCTTCCATCTCGCTCTCAGTCGTGACGGGTTGGGGTTGCACTCGTGCGCGGCCAGCCATTCTCAAATTCTCGAGAGGGTCAACGGGGCGACCAAATGTGTAGTGCGTTTGGGCATTAGACGACAAGCCGCCTTGGGCCATGCCTGCAACAGGAGTTTCAGCCGTTTGTTCGGCAGGCTCCTCTTCGTAGCCGTAGTCGCCTTCGTTCACAGGGTTGAAGCCCGGAGCATTCAGGTTGCGATAGAGTTCGTCGCCATACAGGTCAGGCATCTCATCGCGTGCGGCATAGTCTTGGTACGTCACATAGTTGGCTGGGCCAATACCAAAGTCGGTTGTGCGGGCAGGAATGTTGCCAACCTTGCTCATGTCGATGCCTTCGTTTTGAGAGCCACCACCAGAGAACAAGTCTGTGTTGCCAAGCAATGCGCCAAGCACAGCACCCGCCGCACCAGCACCTAAGTAACCAGAGCCGCCAAGCGCCTCCTTGAGGGTATCAAGAACGCCAGCCGTCTCTCTTTCCCTTTGCACTTCATCCAGTTTTTCTCTGGCAATATCAGCAGGGGTTTTTACTGTGTCTTTGTAAATGTCACGGATGTCACCAGAGCCAGCGCCGGTGATGCTGTAGTCAGGTGACTCTTTTACGTCGATCACGCTACCGTCAGCGCCAAACGTGATGGATGAGCCGTCGTCAAACACTTGCGTGTAACTGCCAGACTCATCAGGAGCCTCGGTGTAACTCACCACTTCGCCTTCTGCGTTGTATGTAATTGTTGAACCGTCGTCGAAAGTCTCTGTGTAGTTACCAGAGTCATCACCCAAAGCAGGGTTCGAGCCTTCCTCATAGACGTTGCCTTCGGAGTCATAGGTCACCATTGAGCCGTCGCTCATGTACTCAATGTAACTACCGTCTTCGAAGTATTCAATGTCATCTACAACTGTTTCGCCATCATCAAGAGAGGCCGTTGTATATGTGTTGCGAATTGCTGGAGAGTTAGCGTACAGACTCAAATCACCAGTCATTGTGGGATCATCTTCTTCGCCGTAGTTGTAATCGACGTTCTGCCAATCCTGAACTTCTTCTTCGGTATCAGAGTAGCCACCGTCTTCAAAATGGCGAACACCGCCACCGCGTTTCATCATGGTAATCAAACCGCCTTTCTTCACTTCGTAATCGCCATAATCTTCTGAGTCGTCATATGCGTACTCATCTTCGATTGGCTCATCTTCTGTGTAGGTGTACTCTTCGTCAATAAATTCATCTTCGGTTGGCGCTTCTGAAATCAGATTGCCATCCCAGTCATATTCATTGCCTTCTTCATCGGTGTAGACGTAATCAGACGTATCACCCTCGGACACAAGATCGCCGTAGAAGTCATAGACGTTCCCGTACTCATCTGTGTACTCATAATTTGCGATCTCATCCTCAGTCCAATCAGCGGCGGCGTCATACAGCAGGTCGCCGTTTGCATCGTAGATATTGCCGTCGTCGTCTTGGTAGTATCCTTCTGCAACTTCTTCTTCAGAGAGTTCGCTGTCTGTTGCTACGTCCTCAGATTCAGCCTCAGTGAAGTCGAGCATATTGCCATCGGCGTCAATGATCGCTGTACTGCCGTCGTCAAACGTATAGGTGTATGTGCCGTCATCGTTTTCGATGAAGCCTTCTCCCAAGCCTTCGGTTGTGTCAGTTACACCAAAATCAGATTCTTCACCGCTTGAGTCTGTAGAGCCGATGATGTCGCCATTCTCATCCACAGTAATGGTTGACCCATCGTCGTAGGTGAAAGTAGTGGAGCCGTCGGCATGAGTGATTGAGCCATCATCGTTTTCAATGTCTCCATCTTGAATTTCTTCGTCGCCAGTAACTTCTTCATCAACGACATCTTCGTCAGTCGACTCATCCGTTGCTTCTGTTGTTGAAATTACATTGCCATCGGCGTCATAAGTAATCGTGGAGCCATCATCAAACGTCTCTGTGCGGGTTCCATCCCCGTTCTCTGTTTCATCGCCAGTACCAGCGCCTGCGCCGCCGCCAGCAACAGTACCAGCCTTACCCGTAGAACCAGAGGTTCCGGTTTTTGTTGGGGTCTTTGGAGTGGTAGGGGTTTTGGGTGTGGTCGGGCCTTTAGGCGTCACAGGCCCAGTTGGCTTTGTAACGGTTGTACCGCCCGGCTTGGTCACAGTAGTGCCTCCCGGCTTTGTAACCGTTGTTCCACCCGGCTTGGTTACGGTGGTTCCTCCCGGTTTAGTAACAGTTGTACCGCCGGGTTTAGTGACCGTTGTACCACCGGGTTTGGTAACGGTTGTACCTCCCGGTTTGGTGACTGTCGTGCCACCGGGCTTCGTTACTGTTGTACCGCCGGGCTTGGTTGTAGTTGTGCCACCCGGCTTGGTGGTGGTTGTCCCACCGGGTTTTGTAGTTGTGGTTGGCTTAGTCGTCGTGGTCTTTGTGCCAAATATCTTGTCAGCCAAAGTTTTTGCGGCCACACCAGCGCCAGCACCAGCCAAGGCGCTTGTCAACGTCTTTGCGAGGCCAGACGTGCTTGCTGTTGCCTTGCTTGGTGTTTTTGTCAATGTTGGCTTGGTTGCGCCAGTCAACTTGGTTGTTATCGTAGAACCAGCCGCAGGCTTTGTTGCGGAGCCACCAAGCGTTGGTTTTGTTGTTGCGCTACCCAAGGGTGCCGTTGACTTTTTAATCGCGCTGGTGAGCGCGGTAGATGGGCGTGTGGATGTCTTTGCCTTGGAGGTCAACGCAGGCTTAGTGGCAGGCACTCCAGCAGTTCCACCGCCAACAGGACGGGTTCCGCCACCAGCATCAACAGAGCCGCCAGTGGGGCGAGAGCCAGAAACGCCAAAATCAATTCCTCCGGGTTGTCCTTTGATTTCACTTGTCAGGCGATCACTGGGTCGGCCAGAAACAAGAACACCACGGTCGTTGTAGACCTCTGGTAAAGATGATTTTGCGACTCGCTTTTTCAGAATTGCCATGATATTTCCTTATCCCTTTTTGTTCGCCAACAGCGATGTCAAGCCGGCAATATTGCTCACGGGTGTGAGTTTTGACACATCGACTTTTGTTGGTGCCGCTTTTACAGTTGGTCTCAGTTTGCTGACATCCACCTTTTGCGGAGCAGGAGACTTCCTCATTGCCATAACCTGCTGAGGGGTCAGCACTGTTTTAGCGGTCGCAGGCTTTTGAACCTTGCGCACACCTGTTTTTGTCACAGGACGAGTTAGCGCTGTAGTCACGCCCTTCTTGATCGCTGGCTTCAAGAATTGATTTAATGCACCGGCAATAATCTTCTGACCGCTCACGCCCGTATCTTGAGTCAGATTTTGACTTCCAGACAATGCGTTTAAGCCACCATCAAGGATGTTAATACCTGCAACGTCAACTGGCTTATCTTCGCCAGAAGATACGTCGAGACCTTCATCCAACCCGGCAAGCACATCAACCGGCTTTGTTGTTTTGGCTGTGTCTGTGACTGTAGCCTCTTTGTCCAACTGGTCAACAATCACATCGTCTTCTGCGTCAGCGCTAGAGACTGCGGTCAATCCGCCGGCAGGAGTTTCTACCACTTGAGTATCTACTTGATCAGTGTCAGAAACGATGTCTTGCAAATCTTCAGGCAAGGTCACAGTTGATGCGACCTGAGTGTCCTCATCTCCAACCGTCTCAGCAATGTCAGACACGTCCTCATAACCCTTCAAATCAAGCCAACCTGTGTCGGCGCTTGATGCCGTGTCTTGAGTTGCTCCAGCAACGCTTTGAGTGTCCGAGCCGCTGATTGTCGAAACAGAATCAGTGCCGCCAATATCATTGGAGTAATAGGTTTCATCAAGGCTAGATACAACGTTTGTTGCGGTGCCTGAGTCTTCTCCGTCGTTTGATGTGACAACGTCAACCTCATCCACCAAGGAGTCTGGGATGCCTGCGCCAGTACCAAACGTTGAAGATGTGTCCGCGCTTGTCAAGTCTGTTGTTGTCTTAATGTCTTCGTCCGCAACGTTGAACTTGATGCCACTATCAACAAGCATATCCATGTCGCCGTCGGTCAAGTCGAACATTGTGCGGGCGTCATCAGCCGTGAGCGAGTTGGTGTTCAACAAGTTGTTGACTTCGTTGATGTCGCGGTTTGCCCACGCATCAGCCAAAGAAGTCTTCACCTCCTCTTGATCAACCGCATTGCCGTCTTCAGCGCCGGTGATCTCTTTATCCGTGGCTTCAGCAGTTGAAAACTGATCGCCAATGCTATTCGTCAACGTGTTTGCAATACTGTTTGAAGCCAGATTGGCTGTTGAGTTGATTACGCTATTTGTGAACGAGGTAGCAAAATCATTTTTGCCGGTAATCTCTGAAGTCAATCCAGCGGAAATGGCTTTTGTGCCAATGTTTGTAATTTGATTGACTGTGCTTTCATCAAAACCAAGATCAGAAACAGCGTCTGCAATCTCTGGCTTCACGAAATCTGACACTTCGCCAACACCTGCGCTCACCACGGAGCCGGTAAATCCTCCGGCAAAACCATCTTCAAATTCGCCACCACGAATTTCTGCAATCGTGCCATTGACCAAACCCTTGCTTATGCCGTCAACAACAACGTCGGAAACCGTCTCGTTAATGATTGCGTCGCCAATTGTCGACGAAAGGGTTGAACTGATTGAGTTGGTTGCCACAGGCGCAAAATAAGCCGTTCCAACAGATAAAGCGATGTCACCAAGGTCTCCGCCTCGTGAGGCAGTAACTACAGCATTAGTGACCATCGGAGGAATGCCAACTGCCGCTCCCGCAATTGAAAGCAACACTGGCAACGGGTCGTCAAGCACGGCTTGAACCGTGTCTCCAACAAACTCAACAGCGTCTTCAATTACGTCGCCAACAGATTCGACGACATCGCCGACCGCATCGACAACATCTTCAACAAGATCGCCAACAAAACTTACAACTGCACTCATTCTTTAGCCCCCCGCTTTGGGCCAAGTTTCAAAGTGACGCGATAACCGCGCTCTGCTTTTTCAGCCTTGTAGCCCATGCCTTCCTGCGGAGGATTCCGCGAGATGGCTTTGAAAATATTCAAAATGGTTGGGTCTTCAAACTCGGTCACCATGGTGTCAAAACCCATCTTGTATGCCGCTTGAACCCACTCATACGCATTTTCCAAGTAATTGCGTGCTGTGTCAGCATTTAATGCACGAAAGAAGCCAATTCGATCTTTGGCGTGATGCATCACAAAAATAGTGTTACCGGCACGGTAGGTGCTAGTTCCATGCTGATTCATCTCTTCGACCAATGCGGCCAGCACTGTGGCCGCTGGATATTTTGACTTGGTCTCTTGCGCCGCGATCATTAAAACCGCTTCGTCTTTCAATTGTTTTTTCTTGCTATCTACCAGCATCACAGCCCCTCAAATATTGCGGCGGAATAGATGTTGCCCATCCCTGCCGCCAAACTTAGGATCAGCCCTTTTGGGGGGCTTATGGATTCCGAAAGGAATACCGAATCGTTTTCTGTTCGGTTTTCGATTCCCGGTACGAATCCCTTTTTCATGTCATCTAGCAATAATAATGTTTCTAGCAGTCCACTGCTACCCATGGTATGACCTATTTTTTGCTTATAAGAGGTCGCCACGAAGTCCCAGAGGTTGCCAGTCAGTGCGGCTTTCTCTGCTTTGTTGTTGGATTCAGTGCCAGTCCCGTGCGTCTTCACTATCTTGATGTCGGCCTTTATGACCTTGGAATACTGAATTGCGCCACCCATGGCCTTTGCAAAGCCCTCGCCATCCTCGCATTGACCGATTGCGTTGGTGGATGCCTCAGAGGCGTTGTATGCGCCCCATAGGCGGGCTTTTGGATCGACTTGCAGGGCTTTGACTGCCTCAGCACTATGGAACACCGCAAACGCGGCTCCTTGGCCCACCCTGAAGCCTTTGTTGGTACTGTCAAACGCGCTGGGTTTGATGCCGGCCTCTTCATCCTTGACCGTCAGCACAGCACGAGCCTCACCAAAAAACTCCAGCACTGCATTGGATACGCCATCCTCGACCGTCAAAACAATCACGCGCTGGAAGTCGTAGTGGTTGATCAAGTTCTGCACGTCCTGCATGACTTTCAAACTGCTGGCGCAAGCGCTTGAGTCGGTAGTCACCATGTCCATATGGCCGCAAGCCTGAGCGGTGCGTCCGGCGTAGACCTGAGTCAGGGTGAATGGCAGGAACTTGTAGTTGTAGGTTAACTTGCTGTCATAGGGGCGCTGATTGATGCCAGCAAAGTGAGCATTGCCTGCGGCCAAAATGAAAGCGGTCTTGCCGACTGGGTTCTCGCGCAAGTAAGTGATCAAATCGGGGTCAAGAACTTTCTCGGCCAACTTGTGCGGAACGTAGAAAAGCCCGGTTTTTACGCGGGCGTAAGTGTCGGGAAACCAATTTACCTTTTGAGGGTAGATGATGTCGTCGAGTTGCTCGACGTTGTTGGTGGAGGCTGTTCGGTAGTGAGTAAGGTAGATCATTGGATCGCCTTTCTCGCCTCTTCAACCGAAGTTGGCTCCATGGTTTTGCGTCTCATCAAGAAGTCATAAACTTCTTGCACAGTAGTAGGATGCCAATCTTTTGTTTCGTCGTCTTCAGGGATACCGTACAACTCGCAGAGGTACATGGTCATGATCAAGCCGTCAAGGCTGTCAATGCCGATCTCTTGAAGTTTGTCTTCCATGTTGAAGGCTGGAGCCTCCTTGGCGTGTGCAGGTCGCGACACCTGTGACACCATGTTGAAAAGTTCAATGAAGTTCATTCTGCCACTCTTTGATTTACAGCATTGACCAAAGCCGAAGCCCAGTCCTGCCATTTGTTGTAATAGTTGGGCGACGGTATCGCCTCGTTCATAAAAATATCAATGGCGTTTATTCCGGACGCCCAGTCCCTCCAGTTGTCTTCAGGTACACCAAGAGCAAGTTGCTGGCCCGCATACGCTTCCACCATGAGACTCGACCAAGAGTCCCATGTGTGATAACGAGGATCGTAAACCAGCGCAAGGGCCATTAGTAGCCCCTTACGTCGCCGACGTTTGCACTTAACAGCACGCGACCCATTTGATAGTCGCCACCTTGAGTGTTACTGCCAAACCTCAATCTCAATTCTCTGCGCTGTTCGCGCATATCAATTTTGCCAGTGTCTGGATCAAAATAATATGGGTCGGACACTTGATCCGCCTTCTGAGCATATGGACGACCAATCACTTGCAAGTACATTTGCTCTTGCTGAACAAAATCAGGTTCAACGCGCTCAAGGTGCAACCAGAAGTTGTCGCCAACAGGTGCAGTTTGCGCAGGGCCGCCACCAACCCAACCAAGGTCTGATGTCTCAAAGAACGAATCAATCGCGTTCACTTGCGTTTCTTTGATCTCATCAACACCAATCTCGTGTTGCCACAAAGTGATCTTCCCGGCTTGAGTTGTGAATTGCGCATCCACATTGGATGCAGTCGCAGTGGCCGCTTCTGACAAGGTCACATCAAAATAGCCTGCCGTCCCGCTTGGTGCAATTGCTCGAACGATTGCGTTTGCAGGCACACCTGTTGCCACGCAAACTTGGTCTTGGCCGATCTGGTTTGTGATTGGCACGCGAATAACAGCAGAGCCGTTTGTCGTGTTGATCGTTGTCGTAAAAATTGGATCAGCAGTTGTCAGTGTTGCACCAGCATTGATTGGGTACTTGAACACCTGAGAGAAGTAACCAGCGGTGCGAGTTGCCCCATCAGCAAACCCTGCGTCATACCAGCAGTTTTCGCGCACGTTGTAGATGATGCAGTTATCGCATTCCTCAGAATCGCCAGATGGGTAGAACCACCAAATCTCGCCAAAGCGAGGAACTTTTGTCACCCACACTTTTTGGCGCTGTGCATAGTTGAGGTTGTCGAAAAAGAAGTTTTGGTTGAAAGAGTTTGGAATCTCTTTCACAGTACCGTTGTACAGCAAGAAGCGGTCAACACCGATCCAGAAGTAGATGCCGTCATACTCAATGACGCATTGACTGGAAAGGATAGAAGACTGGCTCGAGATAATGTCGTATCGCCAGTAGAAGGTCTGAGCAGAGCCGCCAACAGTAATTGTTGTCGGCGCGTAAGAAACGCGAATCAAAGAGTCCAACGCCCAGAACAAACCAGATGGAGAGTTCGAGCCGCCTCGCACAGGAAGACCTTTAACGACTTTTGTTGAAGCCACGTTGGTCTCGTTTGCGTCTGCACCATTCCAATCAAATGGATCACCAGCAACAGAGTTCTTGATTAAGCCGTTGTCGCCATACACGAAGACATAAGGATGAAGCACAACCACGCCACCAGAAACCTCGATAGTGTCACCTGTTGGTGTCGCGCCATTGATGTCTTTGAGAGGAGCAAGGATCAAACCATTCAATGGGCCGCCAAGCACGGCAGAGTTAAATGTGGAGTCGATCTGAACAAGGTTGTGCCCGGGGTGAGCCAGCAAGAAGTTGTTGCCAGTGCCTTGCGCATCAAACAGCGAGTCAAACTGCCAGAGGTGGTTTGTGCTTGCAGAAAACAAGTCGTCCACCGTTGCAACAGGAACAGAGAACCCAGAACCTGTTCCGCCAATGCTTGCGGCGGTTGCACTCAAAGAATCACCCGCAAGGTAATAGTTACCTCCATCGGTGATGGTTACAGTGGTAACTGAGCCGCCAGACACAACAACAGTTGCTTTTGCACCAGCACCGCTACCGCCAGTCAATGTGACGTTTGTGTATGTGCCATTGGTGTACAGCGTTCCACCAACAACTGTTCCAAGCGTAAGAACTTCACCGCCAAACTCCATTTCGTTTGTGCCGGAACCAACGCCGTTATTGTCAATGTCGACCACTTCAATGCCATCGTCGTAGCCATTGAACACCTTGTTGATACCGTCTTCGGAGTTGACATAAATGCCTCGAGACAACCCATCAGCAGTCGTTGTGATGGCTCGGTATCCGCCAATCTTGCGCGGGCGTCCACGCTGGAAACGAACCCACTTGCCATCGGTGTAGAAGTTTTTGTCGAAGTAAGTACCGTCCCGTTGGATGCCGGGTTGCGTGTCAATCGAAAAAACTTTTTTGGTCATCAGAATGTCCCGCCAGTGATGCCGGTTGTAAAGGTGCCGGTTGTGCCGGATACAGCCGCTGAGAAAGTTCCAGTTGTTCCAGACACAGCGCCTGAAAAAGCACCGACGCCAGTAACCGTCATGCCAGTAGTTTCAAATCGAGCAACTTGAGCGCCGTTGGCCGCAATGCCAACACCGTTTGCGCCAGTTCGATATACGCCGGTATCAGTATCTCCAGTGAATGTGATTGAAGGAGAGGCGGCGCTTCCGGAGCCAGTCACAAGGCTTGTGCCTGTAATCGTTGTTCCAGTAATTGTTGTTCCAGTGATTGCTGTTGCGCCGAGAGTTCCGTTAATGGCAAGACCGGTTGCAGTCAGACTGAACATATTTGCGCCAAGGATCGCAATGTCAAATTGCCCTGCCGCTCCACGATAAACACCTGTTGTGGTCTCACTCGCAAACTTCAAGGAAGGAGCGCCAACAGAGCCGTCGGCCAAACTGATGTTTGATGTACCGGCCAGCACAGTGTTTGCGTTGAACAAATTGACTGAATCGCAAATCAAAGTTGCTTGATTTCCGGCAGAAATTGAAGCCGTTCCGCCAGCACCGGTTGAAATTGTCACGGTGTAGTTACTTGCGCCGCCAACGGTATCGTTGATGATGTAGTAAACCTGCACAGTCTGAGGGACAACAATTGTGACGTTTCCACTCAATGTCCCGGTGTATTTCTGAATAACGTTCGAAGCCTCGGCGGCTGTCAATGTGTATGTTCCGGTCGTCACCGCCTTTGTCAACTGCGTGAAGTTGAATTGCGTAGACTTACCAAGACCCACGGTGTAAAAGGCGGAGCCAGAGCAAACAATGATTGCTGAGTCAGACGGTTGGAGAACAATAGACGCCGAGTCATTGATCAAATCACCGCCGGAGCCAGCGACAGACAAAGCGCCAGTGCCACCGTTGCGCAACAGCATAAACCAGTTATTGCCAAGCGTTGAACTTCCAGTCAGCGTCAGCGTTCCTGCTCCACCTTCCCACACATAACTTTGTGCGCGGTAGGTTGCGTCAGCAGTTGCATCGCTTGAGAAGGTTGTGACAGGGTGGCTTTGATTTAGCGTTGTGGTGACAGCCAGCAAACCATAACCAGCAAGAGTCGCCGCATCAGCAGACGAAGAACCAACACCATAAGCGATGATTCCCCATGTGCCTTGGTTGTTAGGATTGGCTGTGATGTAGATGTACTTGGCTTCACCGGGAGCGATTGTGATGATCACATTCGTGCCGGCGTAGTCTTTGACCGTAAACGACTGAGCGCCAACGTTGCGAATCAATGCATCGTTACCGACAGACGCTTGATCAGCAGGAGGCATATACAGGCTAAGACCAGAAGAACTGGCTGAGACCTGCATAATGCGTGCGGCGTAGTCATCCGTGGCGTTGCCATTGATCGGCCACTCAAGTTGAGTGTTTGCCGCCAACGTAATAGAGCGGTAAGAAACGTCTGTTGGCTGGATGACGTTACCTGTGAAGGGGCTGTTGTAACTCATGTTCAGGTATCCAATACTGCGGCTTGACGATCACCAATGCGCTGGATGTCTTCTTGTTTGAGGGTCTGCATGATCAACTCATACTCAGACTTCCACATTGGAATTCTCTCGTCGTTTTTAAGGAAAGGCATCGCCTGCAAGAGGGAGCCGTACAGCAACGCCTGCGGCGCGTAAACAGTAAACCAGTTGGTTTGGTTGGAGGAATCCAAAGGTTGGATGCGCTCGTAGTACAAAACCTCAAAGGTGTAATTGCTTGCCGGGGTTGGAGCCACAAGCCAGTGCGTGTAATCGTAATCGGCGTAGTACGCAGGCACGCCTGTCTGCGTTGCATCAGGCCAATACTCGCGCAGATACTCATACTTGCGAAGCAAAACGGGCTGGCGGCTACCAGCCACCACAACATTCATTGAAACGGTTTTATGCCAACGCGCTGGCTTGTCAATGATGGCCTGAGTGGCAGTCATGGTTGACTGCATGGGCGTCAAGTTGCCAAGAAACTTGATCTGGCTGGCGATGATCTGCTCGGCCAGCATGATGAATGTTGGGATTTTTTGAAGCGTAGCGGTATCTGTACGCTCGAGGTACGACGAAATGTCCGCTACCAGCGAGTCATACGTCATTACAGCGGCTGTCGTCATTCTGAGTCTCCTTATCCCACGTTACGCTCAAAATGAGGACAATCAACCAACGATTTGAAATTGCCTCCCCAGCGATTTTTGGGGTGTAGCGATTCCCAATATGCCCCAATAGGCGCAAGGGTTGTTTTGTCCCAAATTATCTTCCCATCCTTGAAGAAATTCAAGTCGATGGCGCACCTCTTGAGGTGGATTGAATTCATGGTTTTGGAGCGGCCAGCCTTCACATGAAGAGCCTGTTGCTCCGGTGTGCGCGCCAACTCCCCGCCGGTGACCATAAAGCCCTGCTGGGTGGCGTATTGGATCAACTTGCAAGCATCAAGCAAAAATGCGGCTTGTTCTTGTGACAGGCTCATTGTTTGCCCTCCGTGAGTTGCTTGATCGTCTCATCCTTGTCTTTGGAGCCACGGGTCGTGCCGAACTCAAACGAATAGATGTTGTCGAGGTAGCCAAGAAAACGGCCCAAAACGAGCGTAAAGATGCCCTTGACGTACTCGTTGATGCTTTGATCTTTCCAGACAATCCAGACCATTGATCCGACCATTACGACAGCCAAAAAGAACATCAAGTTGGCTCGGTTGTTGGTCATGCCGCGCTTAATGAACTCGGCGTCTCTGGTTCGGGCAGAATCCCGGTCGGCGACCTCAATCTTGAACCCTTCCAACTCCTGCTTGGCCTTCATGATTCCAAGTTCAAGCAAGCGCTCTTCATGATCAAACTGCAATTGGCGCAGTTTCTCAATAGTCGCAGGAGGAGGGTCGTCGGGAATCTTGAAGCCAATGGCCTCTTCAACGACTTCTTTGCCCTTTGCTTGAATCGCAGATGACAAAAGGCCCAGACCATTCTGGGCCAATGTTCCTAGCAGTGATGCAACTATTGGGATCATTTTTTCACCATCTTCTCTCGCTCTTCAAGCAATCTGACTTTGACCTGAAGTTCGTTGATATGCAACATCAACTGCTCTTTTTGAACGGCTCTTCGCTCGGCAGAAATTGGGCTATCTGTGGGTACGCCTTCTTTGGTAATCAAAGCAGGCATTGCGCCCTCAATTTTGGTCAGACGAGTGGAGAAGTCGTTTACTTGACCCAAGAGCCAAGCAAGCGATGCCACGATGATCGGTATGACCGCCTTGAGAACGTCTGCCCAATTCATAGCCCAAATACCTTCTTAACAAGTTCAGCCGCAACGCCGGGGCCAAGCAACACAGCCAAGATCACAAAGTACAAGAGGTACTCAATCTTAGTCATGCGCTTAGAGCCGTCATCAAAGCGGGCTTGAATGCCTTCGTACCGTTGCGCGCAGACAGCCTCATGCACACTCAGGCGCTTGTCGGTGTCATTGGCAAGTTCGTGGATCGCTTCCATTACTCAGGAGCCTTATCCGTAGCGGCCTCAATTGCTTCCGCTTGCGGTTTTCCTTGTTTGATCAATTCATCGATCAAGGCATGGACTTGCTCATAAGGCAAACGGCCAAGATGACCGAGAATTGCGTTGACTTGCTCAATACTGAGTTGTAATTTGATCATGTTCTTTCTTTCCAAGAAATAGTTGCCTCATCCCAAGCATAATTTTTGCCGTCAGTTGGCATAGGAACTGGCGCAACATATCTGCAATTCAATTCATCAAAAACCCACGATGGATAGCGCCCGTTTTCAGCCCACCAATTTTTAACACTGTCTTGTTTTGCGGTTTTTTCTGCAAGAGTCATGTCACGAACCTTGTGAACATCCTTCACAATTCCGTCAACCCACTCATAGGACACACCTTCGTGGACTTGATAAACACCAAGCCAGTCTAGAGTCACTCTTTCAAATTTAGCAAAATTTGATGGGAGATTTTCTGTGTCAACATCTGGAAATGCCTCTTTGAAATTGCTTTCCAAAATTGGATGCTCGTAAGGCTTTCCATCTCTAATTTGAATATACAGTTTCATTACAAGTTACCTGTGTTTGTTGATGGGAATGCGCGAGTAATTCCAGAATTGCCAGACCAGATAATCCGAACCGCGCCACCAGCGCCTGTGGATGTTCCGCCGTTACCAAATCGGCCATAACTTCCGCCACCATAACTTCCGCCGGTTACAGGGTCGCTGACACTACCGCCGCCACCTCCGCCAGAGCCGCCGTCTCCGCCAGAGCCATACTGACCGCCATTGCCACCGCCACCTCCGCTTGAACCTTGCCCATATATGCCTACGCCGCCACCTCCGCCGCCGCGCATATCACCGCCGCCTCCACCGCCGCCACCGCCGCCATTGCCACTCTGTCCGCTAGAGCCTGTTTGACCACCAGTACCACCACTACCGTTATAGCCGCCAGCGCCGCCCCCACCCGGCTCAAAGCCATCTCCAAAACCTTGACCGCCTACACCGCCAGAGCCGCCGCCATCACCGGTATATGTAGCCTGACTTCCGTTTGCATAACCACCTTGCGCAAAAACAACACTAGTGCTATCAAAGTAACTTCCGCCTGCCTGAGTTACAGGAGGAGTGCCCTCTGACGAGAATCCAGCGCCAACAACAACGGTATAACCATTACCAGCAGTGACTGATATGTTGTTCTTCCAAGCCAAAGCACCGCCGCCACCACCGTATTCTGGGGAACTGTTACCACCCGCACCAGCGCCAACGCAAACAACCGACACATTTGGCGCATTTACTGCAACCCATGTATAAGTTCCGGGAGTTGTGTACTCTACCTGACCTGCACCCACAGGTGGAGGGCCACCTTTTCCACCCAAAATCATTTGCATAATTCCAGTCATGGCTTAACTCACATTTCCTGAAACAACACAAGTTGTGCCGCTTATAAACAAAATTGTGGCAACACCAGCCGCCGCCAAAGTCATTGTGGATTTATCTGTATATGTTCCAGCAATGTATGCCGTTGTAATGGAGCAAGTAATTGTGATTGTTCCGCTTGTGTTATTAAACAAACTGACGGCATTACCCTCAGAAAAAACTGCATCTGGAATTGTGATTGATCCACCAGAGCCAATCTGTACATACTTTCCAACATCACCAGTTGCAAGCGTGTAAGAGCCAGTCTGCGTTCCGACTGGAGGAATGCTTCTAAAGCCAACAGCATTTGTTCCATCAACAGTGCAAGAACTTAACGTTCCACTTGAGGGTGTGCCAAGTGCGCCGCCATTCGTAACAACCGCGCCAGAAGAACCAACGTTTACAGCCAATGCTGTTGCCACATTGCTACCAAGACCGCTAATGCCAGTGCCAACAGGAAGACCGGTGCAATTTGTCAGAGTGCCGCTTGATGGCGTACCAAGAGCGCCACCGGGAGCGACGTAATCAGTACCTGCGGAAGCGGCAGAAATTGCCGTGCCGTTACCCTTTAAAACACCAGTAATGCTAGTTGTAAGGGTGATCGCAGGAGTCGTTGTTGCGTTTGCAACCGTGCCAGTAAAACCGTTTGCGGAGACAACAGAGACGGTCGAAACCGTACCGCTAGTGCCATCAGCAGAGGCCAAAAGAAACACAGAGCCAGTGT